ACCAGCACAACAACAAGCGGCAAACCCAACCCCTGCACCAAAACCTGTAGCACCATCGGATTCCAAAGTATTAACATTACAAAACAAATTAATTGGTCTTGGCGCAAAGATTAAAGCTGACGGTGTTATGGGCCCACAAACTCAAGCGGCTATGAAAGAATATGGTTTAGACATTAACGGTAATCCTGTAAAAGACGCAAAGACTGGACAACCTGTCACTAATGATAAAACTGCTAATGCAATTATTCAACGTGGAGGAGTTGCTCCTGCTGAGATTACAAAAGATATGACTGTAGCACAACAAGTTCGTAGTGATCTTGAAGCACAACGAGCAAATACTATAACCCGAGATAATAGTGTGCCAGTAAGTACACGAGCAGACGGTCAACAAGTTTATACAACGCAATCTGGAAAACAAGTTGCGCTTAATAGTCTAGAAGCCAAGCGTGCCGAACGGCAAGCAGAATATCAAGCACAGACTCAAGCGTTCAATGCTAAACAAGCTGAAGAAAAAGCCGCCAAAGCGGCCGCCGCATCAGGCCAAGGACCAAAACCAGTAACTGCGACTACCCCAGCGGCACCAGTACAACAAGCGGCACCAGTACAACAAGCGGCGACGGCTCAAGCAACCAATCCGTCAACACCTGCAACAGGTAATGTTCCGCCGCGCCCTGCCAACCCTGCGCAAAAGGCAGCATGGGCAAGACAGTACGCTCAAACACATAATCCTGACGGAACACCATTACAAGAAGGTATTGGGTATGACGAATTGGACAGACTTGTTAGTTTAGTACATTATCGTTAATTGGCGAAATATACTCACATTTAAGCAAGAAATCTCTTGCAATGATAAATAAAAGCGTATACAATAACATGTATGCGCTTTTTGTTTTAAGGTAGATCCGTAAAACAAACTAAGGCAAATGAAGTAAACAAAGGCTTATATAAAGGAGAACTATTATGGCAACTTTGGCAGAAATTAGAGCAAAACTTAAGGCATCTGAATCAAAAGGTTCAGGAGAACGAACAGGCGGAGATAATTCAATTTATCCGTTCTGGAATTTAAAAGAAGGCGAGGAATCCGTTCTGCGATTCTTACCCGATGGTAACACTGACAACACATTTTTCTGGGTTGAACGTGCAATGATCAAACTACCATTCGCCGGCATCAAGGGTGAAACAGAAAGCAAACAAACTATTGTTCAAGTACCATGCGTAGAAATGTATGGCGATACTTGCCCAATCCTATCTGAAGTACGTGCTTGGTTTAAAGATCCAGCATTGGAAGATATGGGTCGTAAATATTGGAAGAAACGTAGTTACATTTTCCAAGGATTTGTAACTGAAGACGGTTTGAAAGAAAAAGAAACTCCAGAAAATCCAATCCGTAGATTTATTATTGGTCCTCAGATCTTTACATCAATCCGTGCGGCATTGGTTGACCCTGAGTTGGAAGATTTGCCAACTGACTTTATACATGGCTTAGACTATCGTATGAAGAAAGGTTCAAAAGGCGGATACGCTGACTACTCAACATCAAGTTGGGCACGTCGTGAGCGTCCACTAAGCGATTCTGAACAAGCGGCAATCAAACAACACGGATTGTTTAACTTGGCAGACTTTCTACCTAAGAAGCCAACCGATGTTGAGTTGAAAGTCATGAAAGAAATGTTTGAAGCATCAGTTGATGGTGAAGCATATGACATGGAACGTTGGGGACAATACTTCAAACCAGCTGGTATGAGTCAGAACACCGGTGATCCAAATAAATCAACTCCTAAAGCAACACCAGTTGCTAGCGATGACCACGACGAACCTGCTCCAACGCCAAAGGCAGCACCTGCTCCGGCGCCACAAGCAGAATCAACAGGCGGTGACAGCCGTGCCCAAGACATCTTGGCAATGATTCGCAATCGTCAAAAGTAATAGGTAAGGGGACTTCGGTCCCCTTAAATCATCAATAGGAGAATTAACTTATGGCTACAAAAGCCTTCGATTTATCAAAATTTCGTAAGACACTGACCAAAAGTATTGAAGGTCTAGGTGTAGGATTTAATGATCCTACAGATTGGGTTAGCACAGGCAACTTTACGCTTAACTATCTAATTAGTGGAGATTTCCACAAAGGTATCCCGCTTGGCAAGGTTACTGTGTTTGCAGGCGAATCTGGCGCAGGTAAGAGTTTTATCTGTTCAGGTAATCTAGTGCGTAACGCACAAGCACAGGGCATTTATGTTATCTTAATTGATACAGAAAATGCGCTAGACGAAACATGGCTACACGCACTTGGCGTAGATACTAGCGAAGACAAACTTCTTAAACTCAACATGGCAATGATTGATGATGTGGCTAAAACCATTCATGAATTCATGAAAGAGTACAAAGAAATGGCAGAACGGCCTAAAGTCTTATTTGTCATAGACTCATTGGGTATGTTGCTTACCCCTACTGACATTAACCAGTTCCAAGCTGGTGATATGAAGGGAGACATGGGCCGTAAACCTAAAGCACTTACTAGTTTAGTTCGTAACTGTGTTAATATGTTTGGTAGTTACAACGTAGGCATGGTTTGTACAAATCACACATACGCAAGTCAAGACATGTTTGATCCAGATGACAAGATTTCAGGTGGACAAGGATTTGTTTACGCAAGTAGTATTGTGGTTGCTATGAAAAAACTCAAACTTAAAGAAGATGAGGATGGCAATAAAGTAACAGATGTAATGGGTATTCGTGCAAGTTGTAAAATTATGAAAACTCGTTATAGCAAGCCTTTTGAAACTGTACAAATTAAAATCCCATATGAAACCGGCATGAATCCTTATTCGGGAATGGTTGATATGTGCGAAAAAGCCGGCTTGCTAAAGCAAGAGGGTAACAGACTCAAGTGGGTTGATCCAGAGACAGGTGAGGAATTCAAATTCTACCGAAAAGAATGGAAAGATGATAAATTAGATATGTTAATGGCAAAATTTCATATCAAACCTTTAACAACAACTACCATTCCTGAGGAGATAGACGAGAATGTTGAATGAAACACAAATTGGTGATGTATGGTTACTATTCGCTGACTTTATTGATAAAAAAAATCACGAAGCAATAGCAGAACGTTACGTAGACTTGTTAGCAGATTTTGGAGTTCCTGATAAAGTACTTTCAGCCGCTAGTGGAGTTGATAGCACATTAGATGCCGCTATTGATTACTATCTTGACGAGGAAGATCCTGGTGACGACGAAGATGACAATTATAAAGAATTGGAGTTTTAATGAGCTGGTATGTTAAGGTAAGTAAGGATATTAGCTACATTCCAGATGCTGTAGATTACTATAACGCTGAACTTGTAGATGCTAGGGACGAATGTAAAATTACAGGTAATGTAGAACGTGCGGCCGCTAGTATGCCAGGCGTTGTAGAACAGCGATTTGGCCAACTTCAAGAAATTGAAGCAATCCTTGAATATCTTAACATTGAACTCCGACGATTAAAGAGTCAGCACTTTCGCAAATACTTAGAAAACTATCAACGTGCTCTAAGTAGTAGAGATTGTGAAAAATTTGTTGAAGGTGAAGCAGATGTAATTGACTTTGAAAAAATTATCAACGAGTTTGCTTTACTTCGCAACAAATGGTTAGGCATTACCAAGGCTCTTGACCAGAAACAATGGCAACTTACTAATATTGTAAAATTACGTGTTGCTGGCATGGAAGACGCTACACTATAATCAATTTGTCCAAAAGGTGAACTGTAGGCCTTAAATAATATTGAGGCCTATTTTTTTCACTAAAATATTTGACTTTATAACATAAGGTGTGTATAATAAACAACATGACTACTGTTGATAATTTACTATTACAAATTGTAAACCATTCTTCTCCTACTATAGAAGAAATACTTCCGACTAGAGATGCTAGGGTATTGCGTAGCTTATCTACGGCGGTTACTACACATACGTTCATTACTGAAAATCAATCAAAGCTGTTATTAAAAATTATTATTGAACACATTGAAAAAATTAGAATTTTAGTTGAAGATGTTGAGGATATAATAAAAACTCCCATCTGGTCTAAATCTTTTAGGGTTGTTGAAAGCTATAAAAAATTGTATATTTCTCAATCAAGTGAAAACTTGCACATCAATATAGAATTTACGTTTTCTAGTAGTTTGCGTAATACTATCAGCGCACTACAAAAACAAATTTCCGGTCTAGTCCAGGTACATCCTGGAAAATTATATCAAGCCGACCTTACTGAAAATAATATTGTAGAATTAATCTCTGCACTAGAACCCCTTGGTTTTGAAATTGAAGAAAAATTAGAAAATTATTACAAAATCATAAAATCTTGGTCAGAAAATGAAATTAAGGATCAGTATAAAATTGATACTATCATCTATCCCAACTTCCAAAAAGTGATTACCGCGGACCTTGGTATTGAAACAGCAATTGATACAAACATCATAAATGACCGAAGTATTAGGTACCAATATTTCACCGAAAAATCACCAAAAAAACCAGAAAATTTGACCGAAATATTAGCTAACAGAACTAGCACAAGATGCTGGGCGAATCGAAAAGAAATTAATTTAATAGACATATTGGAAAGTTTAGAAAAATTAAAAAGATTTCCACTAATGGTTATCTTTGATATTGCTGATCCTGAAAAATGCTTGGAAGAATTAAAAAATTTAAACCAATCATTGGAAAAATTTGGAATTTTTGAAAGTGTTGGAATTTATTTTAGATTGAGTAATATTGGTACTGGAAAAGATTTTAATCAGCTAATTGCAACGAAATCTTACAACTGCCAACTGGACAGTGACACAAAAATTATTGGTGTTGCTAATGGAAAAATTCCAAAATTTCTCCTAAAAACACCATGGCGTCCTATGAGTGTTATTTCAATAGGTAAAATTTTACAAAATAATAAAACATCAACATATACTAATAAATGTGACCTTATTATCAATTGGACTGACAACGAACCTATAATCGAAACGAGGGCGACATGGGAGTAAAATTAATCATTCGAGACGAGGTTAACATTAAATTTGAAGGGCTACCATTAGATGCTCGGAAAAAGTTAGCCAACACTTTTAAGTATGAAAATCCAGCCGCTCGATATCATCCTGCTTATAAATTAGGTCGGTGGGATGGAATGGTTAGTATGTTTGGACTAGGCGGCAATGGTTACCTAAGCCAGCTAGAAAAGTGTTTAGAAGTATTGGCCAGTGTAAAAGTGTCAATCGACGATGTTGAAGATTTACGTACTACTGGTAAAATTGAGTTTACTGAAATAACAAATAATTACTGGGCAGACATGGGTAAAGTTTGGCCTGTTGGACATAGATTTGCTGGACAACCTATTACATTACGTGATGACCAGGTTGAAGTTGTTAACCGCTTTTTTACTAACACGCAAGCACTTCAAGAAGTAGCAACTGGTGCAGGTAAAACTATTATGACTGCAACGCTAAGTCATTGTGCTGAAAAATATGGACGCACAATCGTAATTGTTCCTAATAAAGATCTTGTTACTCAAACAGAAGAAGACTATATTAATGTAGGATTAGACGTCGGTGTTTATTATGGTGACCGTAAAGACTTAGGTAAAACACATACTATCTGTACTTGGCAAAGTCTCAATATTCTTGATAAGAAATCTAAAAATTGGTCTGAAGACATTGCACTAACTTTGGCAGAATTTTTAGACGGTGTACAAACTGTAATAGTTGACGAAGTACACATGGCAAAAGCTGAAGTTTTAAAAAATCTACTAACACAGAATTTACAAAATGCTCCAATCCGTTGGGGACTAACTGGCACTATACCTAAAGACAACTACGAAGCTCAACCTATCTTTGCTAGTATTGGCCCAGTTGTTGGTGGCATTAAAGCCCACCAATTACAAGACATGGGAATTCTTAGCAATCTACATGTTAACGTAGTTCAAATGATAGATTTGCCAGAATTTAAGAGTTATGCAGAAGAATTAAAATATCTTGTTACAAACAAAGATAGATTAGAATATATTGCAAAATTAGTTAAGGGGCTTTCAGATTCCGGCAACACATTAGTCTTAGTTAATAGAATTGATTCTGGCAAACAGTTAATAGATTTAATAGATGGAGCCGTTTTTATTTCAGGCGAAGTAAAAGGCACAAAACGTAAAGAGGAATACAAAGACCATGCGACAAATGATAATAAAGTTACGGTCGCGACCTATGGTGTCGCGGCTGTTGGCATTAATATACCTCGTATCTTTAACCTGGTTCTTTTGGAGCCTGGCAAATCGTTTGTTAGAGTTATTCAATCAATAGGTCGTGGCATTCGTAAAGCAGATGATAAAGATTTTGTACAAATCTGGGACATCACTAGTACTTGTAAATTTGCAAAAAGGCATCTTACTACAAGAAAGAAATATTATAAGGAAGCCAAATATCCTTTTACAATAGACAAGGTTGATTGGCAAAAATAATTATGTTTTTTAATAAGAAAAAAAAGATAATCTTAGAAGTATACGCACCCGTAGGAAAATTAGCGGAGTTATTTCCTCCAGTAAGAACTGAGGATGCTATTCCAAAATGGTTTCAAAATTTGCCAGCAAAAACAGACGAAGGATTGACTACTAAACACTGTCCTGGTATAAGAGATTTATTTTCAAAAGGAATTATTATTCCTGCGTGGGCTGATTATAGTATTACACTTGGCCCACAGGGCATGACCGATATGTCATGCGGTATGCCGCCATTAGGTAATGCACCGTTAGGTTCTCATCCTATCGACTTTCAAGCACACGGCGCTTGGCCAAATCACATTAATTTAAAATTCAATAGTCCCTGGGTATTCTGGTGTTCAGAACCAATAGACTGGTTATGGGTACAGCCAGTTTTGTGGCAAAAGACTCCACAAGAATTGTCGTTAGTTCCCGGAATAACTGAGTTTAAACATCAATCAATGGCTAATGTTCTTACCCTGGCTGAATTACCAAAAGAATCAAAGACAATTTCAATAAAAGCGGGAACCCCACTGGCACAGCTAGTCCCACTTACTGACAGAGAGTGGGAATTAAAAGTCGCTGTAATCACACCAGAAATATACACTAAGAAGATTGCGCAGTGGGATTTTTCACTTGCTAAACATGCACAGTATCAACAAAGAAGAAACATTTTAAATGGAAAGTAATATGCAAATTTTAACATTAGAGAATCAAACATTCTCATTAAACAATTTACCCGACGAGGTAGATGAAAACACGAGATTTGCTGTATTAGATAACAGTGATCCAAAAGAACCCGATTTCTTTTTTATGCCTTTAATTTTCCTAGAAAGTTTTAATGCGCCAGCAATGGTATTACGTATTGGTGAAGACGAAGTAACTATGCCTATTGATTGGTGCATTGCAGTTGGTGATAGTTCAAGTGCTAACGATATTGAAATATTACCGTTAACTAGTTTAAACGATAGAGGATTCGAAGCATTAATTTTTAATCCGTTAAGCTCGTTCAGAGTGGAGTTTAAGAAGATTGAAATTGTAAATTTTTATAACGATGTTAAATGGTATTTTCCAAAGATGAAAAACGGACAACTATTAGCAGTTCCTACTAGGTTCGGAGACAAACCAAATTGTGCTTATTTTGTCAAAGAAATTAGCCGACAAAGTGAAATTATACAACTGGATAAAATATTATAATATGCAAAACGAAATTCTTATTATTGACGATGCCCTCTCAACATCTCTGCAAGAAGAACTAGAAAGTATTTTTTTAGGACCGTCTATTCCGTGGAGTTATGTTGCAGATCTTAAAGAATATGCTCCAGAAGATGTTGCTCCCGCGTCAGAAGCAGTTGACTATAAACAATTTGTACATCTTGTATACCATTCTCCGGATAATATAGTTAAACCCTCTTTTCCGTTATTTGTATCACTATTATCTGCAATACCTGTAGAGATTGAAGGACTACTCCGTATCAAGGTTAATATGACTACAATAGATCCAACTCGCCCAAAAAATTCGTATGGGCCGGCACATGTCGATTTTACTCCCCCAGTGAAGAATTTAATTACCTGCATTTACTATTTTAATGACAGTGACGGTGATACTGTTATCTTTACTCAAGTTGGCAACCGACTAATTGAAAGGCAACGAATTAGTCCAAAGCGAGGAAGACTAGTAGTGTTTGACGGCAATTTACATCATTCAGGCAATTGCCCAACTACCCCACACCCTAGAGTTGTTGCCAATATTAATTTTATACCAAGGAAGTGATATGGGTAATCTTAAACCGGGCATACCACTTATACATGAACGAGTAGGCAATGTGGTTTACACTCGAGAATTTGGAGCAGATCCTAGCACTAGGGAAGTAGCAGGATGGGACTACGATAAAGAAGATCCAAACTTTGATCCACGTACTAAAGACGGAAGACCGTTACATGATCACATAATGGAAGATCAGATGTGGGGCGAAATTCGGAGAGAAGCACGTACCAATGTGACTTTACAAAAAGCATTAGATCGTGCTATAATGATATACAAATTAAGTAAGGATAAAGTATGACAATTAAGGTAGCATATTTCCAACCGATCGTTGTAGCTATAGACGACATCCCACCAATAATGTTTAGTAAAATTTATAATTTAGCCGAAGCATTACACGGACATCCAGAGTTAGCAACTATAAATGATGCTGGCAATCCATTGATTAGTGTACGGGGAGGACAACAAATACAGGTATATCCTACTAATTTAGATCTTGATGTATCCTGGCTTATAGAGTATCTTGAAAAAGTATGCTTAGGATACATGGAGTTAATTACTGCGCAATCAAATACAGAAGAATTAAAGTATTGTAAACCTGTAATTACTAGTATATGGACTATTCGCCAATGGCAAGATCAATATCAAGAGATGCATAGTCATCCAGGCGGCAACATCAGTGGTAATATGTATATTGATGTTCCAGACTTTGATCCAGAAGGAAATCCAAGCGATGGACAAGTATTATTTAGGCTCCCAAATAGTAAAGATGTTACAAAATTTGTAATGACTGACACTTGGAAATATAGTGCTAAATCAGGAACTTTAATTGTTTTTCCAAGCACGTTGCCACATACAGTCTATCCGTGGAAAGGTACTGGATATCGAACTGTTATGGCATTCGATGCTATTCTTAGACCTAAAGATGAGCTATTACCATCCAATGAGTGAAAAAATTGAACTAAAAGAAAAGATTCAAGCGGTTGACGAAAACGTCCGTGAGTTATGGGATGCTATGGATGCCGATCAACAAAAAAGTCTTAAGCAAGAATTCTTTATCCTTAACAGATACATTAGTAGTGCCAAGGGTGAAAAACGAGAAGTGCAAGAGCACTATGTTCTTGCAGTTAACGAATACTTTAATAAACATTGGAATGAATTGCAAAAGCATCCTAAGTTGTTATGGTTGTTATTGTGTATGTGTAGTTACAATGGACAAAAGAAAGTATTTCACGAATGGATTGGCGCTAAAAAGAAAACTGGCAGTAATAGCAAAAAAACAAAGTTCCTTGCAGAAATTTATCCTAATAAAAAAATGGACGAGATTGAATTGCTTTCTGCAATGGTAACTGATAAAGAAATAAAAGAACTTGCACGTAAGCACGGCATGGACGAAGCTACCATTGCTAAGAAATTAAAATGATAGCATTAGTTAGCCAACCGTTTATTTGTCAGTATTGTAAGAAAGGGTTTATACAGGAAAAAACTCTTATTGTACATGTTTGCGAACAAAAACGCAGGGCGTTGGCTAAAACAGAACGCCATGTAGTATTAGGCTATGACACTTATAATAAATTTTATAAAATTAGTCAAAATGCTAAAGGTGATAAAACGTATGAAGAGTTTGCTAGAAGTCCTTATTATAATGCTTTTGTTAAGTTTGGCAGCTTTGTTAGCAATGTCAATCCTCTCTACCCAGATAAATTCATTGACTATGTAGTAAAGTCAGGTGTTAAACTAGATCATTGGTGTCGTGAAGAGTTATATGAAACTTATGTGTTGCATTTAATTAAAACTGAACCTGTAGAAGTTGCATTAGAGCGTAGCATCGTTCACATGCAAAACTGGGGTGAAGCTAATAATGCGTTGTGGAATCATTACTTCTTATATGTTAGTTTAAGTCGTGCAACATATGATATTAAGGATGGTAAAATTAGTCCGTGGCTAATATTAAATTCGGCTAACGGAAAAGATATGCTAAAAAAGATGGGCGATGATCAATTATCAGCAATAAGTAATATTATTGATTTACAATTTTGGTTGAGTAAATTTAGAAAATTACCTGCGGATGTTGAATTAGTAAAACAAGTGGTTAAAGAGAGTACTATATAATGCCAGATATTGATATTGATTTTGCAGATAGAACGTTAGCACTTGAAAAATTTAAGCACGTTGTCGCATCTATTGATGATAATGGAACTTTTAAAAAACATAATACTGGAATATATTGTACGTCTATGCCGTACAATCCAATTACTGGACTAAGTACAATAGATTACAAACAAGCAGAAGATAGAGGTTACTTTAAAATAGATTTCTTAAACGTGGGAGTCTATGAAGGTATGAAAGACAGAAAACATTTACTACAACTAATGGAGACTGAACCACTATGGGATTTACTGTTACAGGACGATTTCGTGAACTTGCTGTTCCATGTGAATGGGCATGGGTCTATTCTAAGGCAAATGGCACCAAAGTCTATAGAAGAATTGGCCGCAGTACTAGCGATGATAAGACCAGCCAAACGTTATCTGATTGGGAAAGAATGGACTACGGTGATGACAGAAGTGTGGACGAAACCCGAAAATGACGAGTACTACTTTAAAAAAGCACATGCCATTGCTTATGCACATGTAGTAGTGGTGCAGATGAACTTAATTTGCGAAGGTATCAGTTACGGTTACAGTTAACGAGTTCTACGTACTAGCTGTACTGATTTACGTTTTACACGTTTTAGGGTTAAATTCATTAGGTTAACAACCGGCCCTAAAATAACACGCACATCTTTACTGTTAAATGTTTTAACAGCGTAGTGGAATGGTTGAATTTGTTCTCTACAAAAAATATTAATTGGAAATTGACGGTTTGATTCCCACCACCAAGTTTCGCCTACTTCTAAAAATATTGTGCGTTCTTCAGGAGTGCGTATAGCATTGAGATCATAGAAACTAGTTACAAACTGGTCTTGATTGATTATAATGCCCACGTATTCGTTTTCACCGTAATTTAACACGCTGATAAAGGGTAGATTTTGTTCTATGTTGTCTCTTAGTTTTGCCATAAATATAGTATTAAAGGTCCTGCCAGATGCAAAAAATTTCAAGTTATTTATACCCAAATAGGATTGAACTATTAGCCGATCTGGCTGGCTTTACTACGGAGTATACAAACGTGTATCAGAGAAATCTAAAAATATATAATGGTATAGATAATGTCGTTGAGTTTGACATTAAGAATGCCGATCAAAAGCGTATTGATTTATCAATACTATCTAATATAGAATTAAATGTTATGGACGCCAGTGGCAATGCATTGCCTAATAGTCCATATCCTGTTACACCTATTCCTAGTATGAAAGGACTTGCTAAAGTTATTATACCGCAAGATGATCTTGCTGATCTAACAGAGCAATTCCTAGCATATAGTGTTACTGCTCTTAAAGACGGCAACGATACTATTCTGTATGCTGACAGCAGATTTGGTGCAGTTGGTAAAATTGAACTTGTTGGCAATGCCATGCCTGTTATTAAAGATGACAGAGTATATAAGACATTTACAGCAGAAATCGATTTGCACGGACTGCCTATTAGCCATTCAAGTACAATTTCTACACAATTCTACGAAGCAGTTCCTACTGCTAGTTTAACTATTGATATTAATTTTACTGGTTTCAAAGGATCGATTTGGATTGAAGCGACCACTGACAGTACTATTAGTGTTGACTCATTTAAAACTCGTGGACTAAAATTAGAAGACACAGTAACTACATACGCAAGCCCAACAACTGGAAACATATCTTTTGATTTAGATATTAGTGATTATAAGTACTTTAGAGTAAGTTACCAAAATGCTAAACTACAAGATGTAACTTCGACTAACTTAATGGGTTTAACCGGAAAGGTTGATTCTGTAATAGTATACTAGTATAATAAGCTATGAGCCTCATAGCGGATACACTTCTTTCTTACCTGCCTACAAAGCGCAAACATACCCCGAGTGGTTGGGTAAGTTTTAACGCACCTTGTTGCGACGACAAACGGCAACGTGGCGGGTTTATTCAAAATGCAGGTGATGCAGTAAGCTATCATTGTTTTAACTGCGGCTTCAAATCCAGCTGGCAACCTGGTCGCACTATCAGCCAAAAGATGAATAAACTCATGCGGGACTTAAACATGCCCGATGATGTTATTAGCCAGCTTAGGCTAGAAGCTCTTAGATTAAATGAAAATGAAAATGCAGAAGTTAGGCAAGTAATTCCTACATTTGAACATAGGACACTACCACCCGACAGTGTTCCAATTAAGGATTTATTATCTAATCCTCCTGAAAAACTTATTCCTATTTTAGAATATCTAGTCAATAGAAATTTGTACCCAGATGACTTTGATTTCTATTGGACTCCTAAGATAGGATTTAGCAATCGTGTAATAGTGCCGTTTTATAAAGACGGAGTCTGTGTGGGATACACCGCTAGAGCTATTAACGATGCTAAGCCTAAATACATATCAGAGCAACAACCGGGCTATGTGTTTAATCTAGATAAACAACAAAATAATCGTGAATTCGTAATTTGTTGTGAAGGCCCGTTTGATGCGATAAGTATTGATGCTTGTGCTCTACTTGGTGCAGAGATCAAAGACAGTCAAAATTGGTTACTAAAACAATTAGGTAAAGAGATTGTACTAGTACCAGATAGAGACCACGAAGGCCCCAGGACAGTAGAGCAGGCAATTGAGTTTGGTTGGTCAGTTAGCATGCCTGATTGGCCCAACGGTGTTAAAGACGTAAACGATGCTATGATAAAACTAGGTCGATTGGCAACACTATACCTAATTGTATCAGCAAAAGAATCAAACAGTCTTAAGATACAACTTAAGGCAAAAAAGTGGTTTAAGGATAATGATGAAAAAATTAATTGATTTTATAACATGGCCGTACCGGTGGTACAAACAACGCCAAGCATTTAAAAAGCGTATGGAAGAATTACGCAAACGCGATCCGTTTATCTACAAATGATACTCTGGGGTGTAAATGCACTAAATCATGGGCATAGCATTGCTCTATTTAAAGACGGCAACTTTATCAATAATTACGGCGGTGACAGTGATCAATTAGAAAGTGCAACAACGTTGCCAGCATTGCATCTTGGCAGTCCAGATCGTATATTTTGGTACGAAAGACCTTGGATCAAAAAAGCTAGACAATTATATGCAGGGCAGTATAAGACTGCACTGAATATGCAAGTGTTACCAAGGCACTACATGAGGAATTACCGATATGCACCAATCACTTATACTCCGCATCATGCAAGTCATGCTGCCGCCGGCTACTATACTAGCCCTTATAATCATTGTGCTATTGTCGTCCTCGATGCAATAGGCGAGTTTGAATGTGCCACTATCTGGGAAGGTAAGCACGGCGAGATGAAGAAAGTATGGAGTCGTAGTTATCCACATAGTTTAGGATTGTTTTATAGTGCATTTACTAAGTTGATTGGGCTTACTCCAATTAAAGATGAGTTCCTATTACAAAAGATGGCAGAGCAAGGTGACAAACAGCGTTACTTTAAAGAAGTTAATGAATATGTTAGCAATACTGTTAATCTAAGGTATAACCTGCATCGAGGTGTATTAAATTGGCCTTATCCTATTGAAACACTACAAGATCAATGCGACATTGCGGCCGCAGTACAAGATGCCTTTGAAGGGCAAGTTGGTATGATTATGATGGAAGCTAGGAAATTAATTAATACCGATTGCCTAGTTTACATGGGTGGGTGTGCCATGAATTCGGATGCTAACAAACGGTTTGTAGAGCCTGCATTTAAGTATCGTTGGAGTTTGCCCAATCCTGGCGACCCTAGTTCAAGTATAGGAGCAGTACTGTATCACACTAAACAAAGAGTTTGGAACCATCGTTGGGATCCAGTCAAACACATTGCAATAAATGTTTAACTAGCGTATAATAAAAGAATGAAACAAAACACAGATTACGGTTACGATATACAGAAAGTGTATTTAGAAATGATGTTAGCCGACGCGGCAACATTTAGCAGATGTCAGGGTATTTTTGATCATACATTGTTTGACCGCAAATTACAAACTGCGGCAGAGTTTATGAGTCAATATATTGAAGAACATAATGTAGTGCCCACAGAAGAAATTATTAATGCGGCCGCCGGCACTAGTTTAAAAGTTCCGCATGACTTAAGAGATGAACATTTCGATTGGCTACTAAATGACTTTGAAACATTTACACGCCACAAGGGGTTAGAAAAAGCCATTCTTGAATCAGCAGACTTACTGGAGAAAGGTGAGTATGGCTCAGTAGAAGAAAAAATTAAAGCCGCGGTACAAATTGGATTACAACGTGACCTAGGCACAGACTATTGGTTAGATCCCCGCGCTCGTTTAATGAAGATTAAAGATAAGAACGGACAAGTAAGTACTGGCTGGAAGTCAGTCGATGACAAGTTATTTGGTGGATTTAACCGCGGTGAACTTAATATTTTTGCCGGCGGATCAGGAGCAGGTAAGAGTTTGTTCTTGGCTAACTTGGGTATTAACTTTGCACTTGCAGGTATGAATGTAGTGTACCTAACACTGGAACTTAGTGAAGAACTAGTGGCCATGCGTATGGATGCAATGGTCACGGGTATGGCCACTAAGGATGTGTTTAAAAACTTAGATGACGTTGAAATGAAAGTTAAAATGGTAGGTAAGAAATCTGGTACATACCAGATCAAGTACATGCCAAGTGGTAAGACTACAAATGATATTCGTGCATATTTAAAAGAATACGAAATCAAACTAGGTCGAAAAGTTGACGTGCTACTAGTTGACTACTTGGACTTGTTAATGCCCATGGGTAAGAAGATTTCAGCAGAAAACTTGTTTGTCAAAGACAAGTATGTAAGTGAAGAACTGCGTAATCTAGCCATGGAAAAGAACTGTGTATTTGTCACAGCGGCACAGTTGAATCGGGGCGCTGTTGAAGAAGTAGAGTTTGATCATAGTCATATCTCCGGTGGACTCTCTAAGATTCAAACTGCGGATAACGTGTTTGGTATCTTTACTAGTCGTGCTATGCGAGAACGTGGACGCTATCAAATCCAGTTAATGAAAACACGTAGTAGTTCCGGTGTTGGTATGAAGATTGATCTAGAGTTTAATATCGATAGCCTACGCATTACTGATCTAGCAGAAGAAGACTCGTACGGTAGTGGCACACAGTCAGCAGGCTCAAGTTTATTAAACTCAATTAAACAAAGACAAACAGTAGACACCAATGCCGCTACAGGATGGGAACGTGCCACACCGGTAGAAGGTTTTGATCTGGCCAAACCCAAGATTAAGGCACAGGTTGAAAGTAGCAAGTTAAGAGAATTACTAAACAACCTTCCATCAGACGACGTGTAATCTCGTTGTAACACGATTTTTTACTGGAAATGATAAGTACGTATATAATACTAAGGAAATCCCAATGAAACTGCATCACATCCGCGACATTAACGATCCCCTGGCTAGGGTCATAGCGGATGACCCGGTACGCCCACACATTCCCCTGGAACAGCGTATCAATGATGCCGCAGAAATCTTGTTACTCAAAGCAGGCGAAGAAATCCTGGCGGCCACCTGTATGCAATGGCTAGATGATATTCCTACCACTGAAGAAGATTTGATCAGCATGGGCAAGGACAAGCGCACAGCAGTATTCTACACCATTTGGAGCTATAGTCCGGGAGCTGGACAAACACTGATCAAACAGGCCGCAGAATGGTTGTTAAAGGATTATCCCGCTATACAGAACATAGTGACACTGAGTCCTCAAACAGAAATGGCCCAACGATTCCATCACAAGAACGGCGCCACAACACTGCGCACTAACGAAACAAGTGTAAACTATCAATATTATCGCAAGCAGGATAGTCAATAGAACGCGAAGCGGCCGCAAAAAATTTTTATGCAGGCGCGAAGCGCACAGCGGTAAGCAATTTTCCATACTAATAAAGTAGTCATATAATCCGCACCCGCCACTCTTTAAATAAGTGTATGCCAACTTATCCTACTTGGGATTATGTACCAGTGCTACACAACTTCGAGCACGTGGCGGCCGTACCTTGGCCCGGACGTGCCGGTGAACAATTAGATTGGATCATGGGTGTCCACGATGTTGAACAGTGGCTACAAAGCTATGTAGGATCTAAGTATCAACGTTGGGCGTGGAATATGGGCACAGAAGTCTATCAAGTGTCAGTGGCGTTTAAATACGC